GCAATGTCCCCTTTCGTTGCGATGTGTACTGCAATCTCTGCAAACTCATCGTCAATCTCTGTACCTTTTACAATCTTAGAAGGGTTGCCTGATGCGAGTGCATCTTTACCCGCAAAGTCAGTGAGTTTAATATAGTCGCTCAAAGTCTTATCCTCTTAATAGATTCTTCCAGCCTTAATATATGTATCCAGACGCTGGATAGATAAAGACTCTCCATCTATTGTAGCCTCTAGTCCTACTTGAATCACGTTACCGTCTCCGCCCATAGGCGCACGTACCTGATCTACTAGCGTACCGATTGAATACTCGGACAATCCATACTCCGCTACGTTGTATTCGTATGTAGTGAGATCATCCAACTGTACGGCATAAGATATATAACTATCCGAATAGTCATAGCCAGCCTTCAACGTAAATGACTGATTACTCCCGCCAATCACTGTAGCGCCTATGCGCTTGAGTACTTTCAGCGTGGTAGAGTTTCCAAAGTCAAAGTAGTTGGTGAAGTAGCGCATGACATAGAACGAAGCGTTGTCCCTGTACGTACCGTACCGTGCTAAGCCATTTGTCTGAGTGAAGTAGAGCTTTTCTTGCACCATGAACATGTTCGTTTGAGTTTGATCTGTCCATGTTGTGATACGCGCAGCTCCATCCTGCAACGGCATACGCATATCAAAGCAATACACCTGCTTGTTAGCGGGAAGGAACAGAAGATAGAAAGCCTCTTTCTCAGAGTAGGCGGAGCGTATAGTGGTAGGGTCTAGGTTATCGACAATGTTAACTAGGGGAGGAACAGAAGATAGAACGCTTCTTTCTCAGAGTAGGCGGAACGTATAGTGGTAGGGTCTAGGTTATCGACAATGTTAACTAGGTCATCACGAACATTCTTAGAGAGGTCACGCATAGGCTGACTCTTCTCTTGAATCAATCGCCCTAAAGACATGACACCTGATGTAGAAAGGAACAGCACATCAATACCCGTTGCTTGTATGCTATCTCTCGCAATACAGCCAACACCACGGATAACTTCAACTAGACGCATCCCAACTGGATCAAGGACTGTATCTCCGTCTAGGTCGCCAAAGATAACAATGTTACGTTTACAGAACACAATCAATCGCCCTGTATGTGCTGATAACGCAACAATCTCATCATTACCTCTGACTAGAATAGAAGAGAGATCAATGCTCCCTGCTGTTCCTGTGTCAAAGTTTGTACCGTCCAAGAGGTCAGACCAATAAACAGTAGTCTTGTTCGTGTTAGTGTCCGCTAACCACAGACGACCATAAGCACTGAGGCATACGTTCGCTAATGGCGGTGACACTGTATTCCCTGCATTCGACAAGTCTTCAATCGTATCGCCTACAGGATCGTAGTAGCGAGGCTCTTGCCCACGCTGGCAGAAATACGCTTGGTCATTCAGCGTAGCACTGTCGAAGTTACCTGTCGTGAATGCTGTTGAATTGTCTGTGATTGCAGACAGTGTGGTGGTCCCTTTATAGAAGGTTGTATCGCTCCAGCTAATCACTGTAGATACACCGTCAATATCTATAAACTCATGCCCACCTTCTAAGGCTGTACCGCCAGAGGTTGTAATGTACGACCATCCCTTGCGGCTTCCTAATCGACCATACTTATCTATTACGCAGTTGTTGGCTTCTAACGCAAAGCCAGCCGCTAGAGTGACGGAAGATTCCTGTGTGTTTAGCCCGTAAAAGCCAGGGGCTGCAACACTGCTACTCTCTAGCTGCTTTGCCATTAGGCTTCTCTCCAAATCAACTCTTCAGGATTCTTAGCTGCATCCAATGACACAGCATCCGCTAATGCACGTTGCGCGGTAACGTATGCCCCTGATGACATAACACCACCGTCTTCACCACGCTCTTCAATAGCCTTTGCATACGCTATATGCATGACAGGACGGTAGGGGATGTAGAGAATATCTGCGTCATCCACTAAGTCTTCAGTACGTAGAACGAGGTTCACACGTATTTCATACACCGCATCAGGCTTAGGATAAAACTCAATGATTGTGTCATCCCCATCACCCAGTCCATTGAAAGTATAGTATCTAGGCGAGCCTTCTTCTGGGCTAGTGTTCATTAGGTAGTGTTCGTTGAACCACTCAGGAGTACGGTATTCCAGTACGAAGTCATCCGTATCGTTGATAACCTGAAGCACTGTAGGCTTGTAGCCTGATCCACTAAGTACATATGCAAACACACCACTTGATGTAGTGGCTGTGAGTGTTGTCCGTAGACCCGACCATTGCCATGCCGCTTCCACTTCTATACGTGCATCGTTAACAAGAATACCAATCAGCTTTGAATAGCTGTTAGCGTTTACTGTCTCTACTGTACGTTCACGCAAGCGTTGCAGTATGTTGTTGACCATCTCTAAGAATGTCATCTACTCTCTCCACATAATCATTGTTACCGTCCTGCCTTCTGCGCTATGTTAAGAACGAAGTAGAAGGAGAGGATGATACTAAATGGTGTTTGCACAACATCAGTTAAGAACATCTTTACAGCACCTGCAAACTCTAAGCTCACTGTGATGTCGAAGTAATACCCGACACCCGCTGCAACTAGCCACGTAACTATCATCAGTCCGAATATAAATGATAGCACTAAAGCAATCAGCCTACGCACTGGGGACTGATGCTTGGTAGCGTTCATGTACTGCAAGAGGAAATCAGACTTCTCCTGCATCGACATCTCATCGAGGTTGCCAAGCTTACGGACAGCATCAATAGCCGTGTCTTGAAGCTTGGTAGAGCTAAAAAGCCCCGCAAAGAACGTAGCAATTCCAGAGATCATAAGACACCTTCAAAGAGTTTGGTGGTGACTTTCCCTGTCGCACAGCTATGGTTAGAGTAGAGCACCAGCTTGTGTACTGCGGGGATAACAGCCCACCAGCCCCAACCTTGTACGCCTTCAACTCGACTAACAACCTGCTGAACGTCTAGGAACTCAATGTCTACTAAGTCGCCCTTGCCGTTGTACGCGACCACCTCAGTGAAGTCGCAGTTGCGCTGCTTATACATCCGCCCTGCAATCTGCTGCTGGCCGTCAACTTTCTGCACTTCTTCAATGACAAAGCCTGTAACAACTGGGAATAGACTAGGCTCTAGGTACTTAAAGATATTCCAGCTCCAGACCGCTGCTGCAATCCAAAGTCCCACATAGACATGCTTAGGCGCTTGGTGTATGAAATACTTGTACCACTTAAAGTCTTCGCGTCTGCGTCCGTACTCTGTGCGTCTGTCCATGCTTACTTCCCCGCTAGGTGTTTTACGGTATCTATCAACGTTCCATATGCAAAACTTATACCCGCACCTACGGCAACAATCCACACAGCAAAGTTGCGGATAGCAGCCCATAACCACTTAGCGCGCTTGTCAGCTTCAACGATAGAGCGCATGGCGACAATTTCATCAGGGCGCAGCTCGATGAAGTTCTCAAGAATGCGCTTTAGCTTAATCACTTCTTCTTCCGTCAGTTCAGGCTTAGCCACTGATACGTTCCTTTTAATAATTATCCTGCACCGCCAGAAGCGGCTTCGATGTCTTCAGGAGTCTGTCCAAAAGAGTTAGTCGGGCTAGAGCCTGTATAGTAATTAGAGCCAGTGTTAGGATCAGAATAGACAGGAGCACCGCCTGAACTACCACCTGTGTAAGGGCCGTTAATGTACTCGTTCTGAGCAGCGGTTAGTAAGCTGTTTGAAGACTCTTGAGATTGGAGGTATTCCCCAAACTGCTTGTTGTCCCACCAGTTACCCGCGTTAACTAGCCCCGCTATAGGTGCAGGAAGGAGTCCGGTTAAATAGCGTAAGGGGCTTTGGCTAAATAGATACGCATCATAGCCCTTCTCAAATTCTCCACGTGTATCAGGCGTAATAGGTGTGCCGTCTCCGCCCATGTAAGAAGCTGCCTGAGAGTTCATAAGAGCTGTCGCGCCTTCAGGGTTAAAGGCTGCTAATGTTTCTATGCCTTTGTACGCATCCGACCCTACAGTGGGAGAGGCAGACAACATACCCTGACCCAGAATACCGCCTGACCGTTCTGAACGTAGACGATTGTAGTAGTCTGTTAAAGACTCACCCTGACGCTGGGCATACATATCACTGGATGGAGGCGTAGCTGTAAACAACGGAAGATTCTGACCACCTAGCCAATCAGCTAGTTCTTGCCCTGTTAGCTCCTGACCTGTTGCAGCAGTCCACGCATCTAGTAACTGTTCTTCAGTAGGCTCGTAACGAGAAATACCCCCGTAAAGATCAACTAATGCAGGGTCTTGAGTGCCGTAGCTACCTGTGAATTGACTGATGTAATCATTAAGAAAAGCTTGCTCGTAAGGTGTACCACCATAGTTCAGGTAGTCTCTTGTGTTTCTGTATCCGAAGTCATCTACACCATACCAATCAGCCCCAGAGAACAGCGAAGCCTGCTCTACCGTCATACCCGTCTTTTGAGCTAGATCGTAAGCGGCTAGCCAGTTCTCGTCCGTAATACCCGCAGACATTAGTGCGTTAAAGTCTTGGACATTCATTCCAACACCCGCACCCGTCACATCACTAATTTGTGTAAGTAGACGTGATCTATCAGGGTCGCCAATCACCCAGTCAGTAATACTTTGAGAAGTCAGATCAGGATTTACTTGCTGGAGTCCTGTAAGCACAGACTCACGACTCACTCCTAATTGAGAAGCTGCATCATATAGGGCAGCGTTTCTCTGCTCATCAGTGAGAGATGCGTAGGTTGGAGACGTGTACAAGTCACTAATGAAAGCATTAACGTCTGTTTGAGTAACGCTAGCAGGATCTACACCTGATACATCCGGCAGTACTACTGGAGTAGGTGCTGGAGCAGGTGCTGGAGCAGGTGCTGGAGTTGGAGTTGGAGTAGCGTACGCTGTACTTGTAGTTTCCCTGATGTAGTTAGTTACGTCATCCGCAGTCACCGAATTACCCGTCACTGTGTTATACCCAGACGCTACTTTCTCAGGCTCAATATTATACTTAGCCGCAGCAGTCGCTACCTCAGCATCTAAAGCAGTACCACTTAATCCACTATCCGCAAGGTTTTTTATGTAAGCATCCACGTCTGCTTGAGAAACGCTAGTTGTAGTAGGCGCAGTTGTAGTTGTAGTGGGCGCTGGAGTGGGTGCTGGAGTGGGTGCTGGAGTGGGTGTAGGTGTAGGCGTAGGTGTAGGCGTAGGTGTTGTAGTGGTTGGAGTAGCGTACGATGTACTTGTAGTTGTCCTAACGTAATTAGTTACGTCATCGGCAGTCACCGAGCTACCTGTTACCGTGTTATAACTAGACGCTACTTTCTCAGGCTCAACTCCATATTTAGCAGCCGCAGCCGCTACAGCGTCATCTAATGCAGAACCGCTCAATCCGCTGTCCGCGAGGCTCTTTATGTAAGCATCTACGTCTGCTTGAGAAATTGCCATTTATTGCTCCTTATTTACTAATCTCATGCCAATAGCGCGAAGTTCTACATTAAAATAACGTGGCTAATCACCACTACACTTCCGCCTACTATTGTAGCAAACGCATCGGCTATTTCGGGCATACCCTTTCTGCTTACTAAGTCGTAGACTTCCTTACCTATCCCTGCAA